TTGTTCGTTCTGGGCAAACAAAGCGGCTTGGGCATCGTCCGAGGTAGCATCCTCGTCGGGGCCAGCGCCTGCGCCAGTATCAACGGTGGAGGCCAAAACTGCTTCCAAGGTTGCGCCAGCAGCGATAGCTGCCAACTGCTCGGGAGTAAGTTTTTTCTTCATTGAGTACCTCGTAAGAATCTATGTATCGGATTTTCGGTGGTTATAACATATGCCGCAAGGGTCTAAAGCTACAGAAGCTTAAACCTTGACGGCTTTCGTCGCTTTGAACCCTTTTTGCAGCGCTTTGGAGTGCGCAATGGCGTCTTCCAGGGTGCCGACTTTATCGACCAAGCCGACCGCAAGTGCTTTGTGGCCCATGAATTCCTTCCCCTGACCGAAGCTGCTCTCCACCGTTGCTGCAGTAACTCCACGATTCACAGCTACCGCATTGACAAATATGTCGCGCGACGTATCCACAATCTCTTGCAACCCCGCCCGCGCCTCATCCGTCAACGGCTCAATCGGATTGGCAAGTGCTTTATTAACGCCTGCACGGATGATGGTTGATTTAACACCTTCTTTTTCGTCTTGTTTGCTGTACTCAGTATGCACAATCAGCGCACCAATCGACCCGGCAAGCCCCATCTCATCCAGTGTGATATGACCGCCTGCAGAACCCAACCAGTAAGCGGCGCTACCGATGGTATCGGCATGAACATTCACCGGCTTCACCATCCCCACGTTCTTAATCAAGTCTCCCAGCTGGCGAACCCCCTTCGCATCCCCTCCCGGCGACTTCACCTTAAGCACAATCGACTTAACGCTCTTATCCCCAACACCTTCCAGCAAAGCTTCTGCAATATCATCATATCCGGTAACACCGAACATGCTTAGCCACCCAGCGCTCCCCTCAATAAGCGAACCTGCAATGTTTACAAACCCCATCCCGTCCTCAACTTCCAGCAAAGACGGGGGCTCAAATGCCTCTAGGCCGGGATTCGCCTTCATCAATGCCTTCAATTGAACCTGCGCATCAAGCACAGCTTTGTAGCTCTTCTCAGTTCCGTACCAGACTTTCATGATTTTCTCCTTTAGGATTTAGGTTTCGTAGGGGTGGAGGGCTTCAATTCATCCTTGACGCCCATTGTAGAGGTTTGAGATTGGGGATTCCCAATATTTGCAGACCCAGATTTGAACATCGTGCCTGACAAGGGTTTCATGCCATCTGGTGTCAAACGCCCGGTAAGGTTGATGGAAGCCTCGTCATCTTCCAGCATGCCCAAGGACAGCAACTCCAACGTGCGGCTCTGCTTCATCGCCTTGTATGCTTCCAATTCCCCGTCTGGGCGCAGGTCAAGTTCCTCGTAGGTAAATTCTACGAATACATCCTGTGCGAGCAGGCGTACCGCCACCGTCAAAGCGCGGCTGTAAATCGCATTCAACTTGCGGCGCACGACATCCGCGTTCTTCATAAACAGCATCGTCGAAGTCGTCGCAGCACTCTCCCCCGTATCCCGCCCAAGGACGGAAGGCATCGTCTTGCTACCTGCAGCAAGCTTTGACTCAATCAACTTCTGCACAGCAGCAAGTGTCTCTCCTACACGTCCACCAGAAGAATCCGGCGACAACATCTTGTATTGCACATTGTCAAAGCTAACAAGTGCTTCCTCCGGCTGCAGGTCCGTAAGCTGCGTTGTAAGCTGCCCGATTAAATTCGTGTAAAACGCACCCAACTTCTCAGGGTCATTTACAATTTCCGGGGGAACCCCCTCTTTAACTTTCTCCTCAATCAGTGTAGCAATCAAACGCGGTTGGATAACCCGCTGCATAGATTGGCGAAGTGAGTTAAGAAAATAACCATCAGCCAAGATAGCCTGAATAGAACTCTCCACCATGCTATCCGAATAAGCCGTCAGCAAATCCTGATCTACACTTAAGTAGAAGAACGTAGGAATGTCTAAGCTTACCTCATTCCCAGCGACTACCTGAACAGGGTAAACTCCGCCCTCTTCTTCCTTCCACTGAAGCTTGGTAACACTAACAGGTTGCAAATAAGCAGGTGTACGACTCTTGTCCAGCACAAGTTCTAACCCCATCGCCCCATAAAGTACCAATTCTCTAGCAAGGCTTTCAGATAGCGATTGAACATCAGTCGTAGGATTCCAGCCCAAACTGGGATCGCCCAAAAAGCAAAGACGGCGAAGCAATTCTTGGGCAATCTTCGTGGATTCCCGGTTTATCGCACCATCCATATCCCGCGCAATGACGGTATATCGGCTGGGGATACCAACCCGGTTATATGCGTTTAAGGTAGATGACAGGTCTGGGGACGAACCCGCCATGTCACGCAGCACCGCGCGGGTATTCGCCCCTGTGCGGTAAGTCGTAACGTCCGTATTAGCTAAGCGGCGGTCGCCCTGCGTAAGGGCGCTCGTCGCCCGACCCACCTGCGTCTTATAGCTAGGGATTGTGGATTGCCCCTTGGGTGGCTTCGGCAACGCCACAGGCGGCAAGCTTCCCGGCCCCGCCTGCACATTGGGCTTGAACAGATCAGTAATGAATTCAAACATAGGTATCCTAGAATTATGGTGTCGCCGCTCGCGCTATGCGCGAATGGTAAATTGCAGGTAGAGAAAAGGCCAGTTCAAACTGGCCTTTTGTATCTCAGATTCCCGGCTTAAATCGAAACACCAGCGGAATCGCAGCACTCACGCTACTAATTCCACCCACCATGCCTCGCATTTGAGTAGCGATATACAAGTACAAGGTTGCGAAGTGGAAGTGATCGTTCTCATCCCCAGTCTTCTCCCAAACATAGGTTAACTCACCATCCTTCGTAAACTTCTGGACGCGCTTAAGGCTCAACATCTGCGACTTATATTCTCCATCGTGCTCTGACTTTTGAACTCCCCAAGTCCCAGCCTTAATGACCGTGAGCAGGGCATCTAGCGCAGCCGTCCGGTTAACCTTGACAAGTCTCAAGTCCATCTTCCCTTCCTTCTCGTCCTCATCCTGCGACTTCAAGCTGAACATCTGAGGCGACTTCGAGGTTACGAACATAGCTCCCCAATTGTGAGGGCGCGCCTTACAGATACGAGTTACAAGGTCTGTATAGGGCTGACTATCCATCACATGCAGCACCACGCGGTAACGCGCAGCAAGTTCTGCTGAACGCTTCTCAAACGCGGTGTAGTGAACCTTCTCCCTATGCACGATAACGAATGTCCCATCCGTAGCAATCCGCCCAATACAGGTGTGGCAGGTCAATCCCATGTCGCTGCCCATCACATGAAACTCGCTGCTACTGAGGTCGTGGAAGCGCTGCGCTTGATCTATGTCATCCTCGGTGATAGCTTCGTTCTTATCTTCTGCTACTATGCCTAGAGATTGATTCTTAAACTCACTATATTTGCTATATTGCGTGCTAACTTGCACCAAATAGCTAGGTTTTATGATGTTATGCGCACTAAAAGGAGACACATACCAAGCATTTGCATCGTGGTTTTCGCTAGAATTCTCTGCTACAAACTGCATTCTAGTGTGGTGAAGCTGCGGATCAAGGCCGCACTTAGGGCAAAACAAGGTGGCTCCGCGCCAATTCGTAGTGTTCAAGTTGCTTTTAGTAATCTCTTCTAGGGGTTTATCCCACCCAGGAACCTTCACATGTGCGAAATAATCGGGTAAGAATGAGTGATTACAGTGCACACAAGTTGCGAAATGCAACAGTCTTGTAGCTGTTTGGGCTTCTTTATCCACTCCATACTTGCTAACAGTAGGGGTAGAGAACACCTTCTGCAACTTATGGGGGCGGTTTTGCAAGCGGGATACGTAGGTGGTGGCAGTATCTATATCACATTTATCGAATTCATCCAGCACGATGGCATTAGCAGGCGTGCTTAAGGCACTTGTCGCTGACTTCGTACCCCTAAACATCAAGAAGCTGTTTCGCCCGAACTGCTTCATCTCCGAGTTATTGATATTCGTGCTAACAAGTCTGCGCAGCTCTGGGGACTCCACAATCATCGGGTCAATACGAGTCTTGTTATTACGCTCAGCATCAGTCGTCGTTGGGAAGATGTAGATGCAGGTAAAGT